TCAATCTTATGTTGAAGTTTTTCATCACAAATAATGTCTACTCTAATTACGAATTTACCCTCCTATGAAGTATGGGTAAGAAAAGAATACTTAACCGACCACAAGAGTGGTCATGGTGAATTTGTCAAAGGAGTCTGGGTATCGGCAAAGAGTATACCTGGTCGTGCCTTTTATTTTGAAACTTATCTACCTGACTATGCCGCCATGTTTGATAAGTTGCCGATTTCTGCGTTTCTCTCGTCTCCAGAAATACCAGATCCTGATATGACACTTCATAATTTACAGTTTTGGAACTGTATGGACTATGGTGTAATTGCTGTTCAAAAGCAATTTATCGGAAGTATGCACTATGAAGTCTATACAAGGGATTATGGCAACCAGACGGGCACGTACATATGCACTCTTGACAACTATCACTCTGATGTAGATGCAATAGACTACTCAACCAGTGAACAACCTGCCGAACATAAGTCTCATAACCTCTTAGAATTGGACAATGGACAGTTTTGTCTCTATCCAAACAACAGAATGAGGATTTATGACAACAGTATCACTCCTGAGACACCTAAGATTCCTGATTTTAAAGTCTCTACCGTGTACTATCAGGTGGAAAACGGTCATGATCGTGACGGATTAGGGTCAGAAGAGAATTATTTTTGGAAAACTGCCAAAGAAAGGGCAGACAAACCCATAATTGTTGAAACTAATCCCAATATTGGAGGAGGAAATACCGCAAATTCCGAATCGGGAAGCGTAACTATCATCACTGAACCAGAATTAGGCTAAAATGTCAAAAATGGGCAAACATTTATTGATAAATTTTTACGATGTGTCATTTTATTTGCTTAATCATCGTAAAAATCTTGAAAAAATCATGATTTCTGCGGTTGAAGACGAAGGGATGGAAATTTTGAACGTTTTTAGTCACTCTTTTCCGGTTCATGGGGTGACTGTCAACATTTCTCTTGCCGAAAGTCATTTTTCTCTTCATACTTGGCCAGAAAAAGGTTGTGCAGCAGTTGATATCTTCACATGTGGGTCTTCTTCACCCAAAAAAGTTGCAAATGAGCTCATTTATTACTTTGATACAGACGATTATAAGATAAGAACAATCAATCGTTAATAATTTTTTAAAAAAACCATATAAATAATAAAAAAACTATGTTAAATGCCCGTAACGAGGATATTTAGATCTTATAAAGACATAAGTTTGTCGTTTGAGCCACATCCTGTGACTAAAGATCTTCCAATTTTAAAAAATGAAAATGCAGTGCGAAGATCTGTGCGTAACATAGTGCAAACAATACCAACTGAAAAATTTTTTAATCCGTTATTTGGTTCTGATGTGTATGAAAGTCTCTTTGATTTTGTTGATGCAGGTACAGCGTCAGTTATTGAAGATCAAATTAAGACTTCCATCAGAAACTTTGAAGATAGAGTCGAAAATGTAAGAGTCGAGGTCGATCCAAGACCAGATGAAAATGAGTTTGAGATAACTGTAATCTTTGATATTGTTGGTCAAGACTTTCCAACTCAGGAATATTCATTCATATTAGAGGCAACAAGGTAAAATGCCTTATAACAATTACGCTAATCTTGATTTCGATCAAATAAAAACATCTATTAAGGACTATCTTAGATCAAATACCACTTTTTCTGGATTTGATTTTGATGGTTCAAACTTTTCCGTGTTAATCGATACACTTGCATATAACACTTACATCAATGCATTTAACTCAAACATGATTGTCAATGAATCTTTTTTAGATTCTGCAACATTAAGAGAGAATGTTGTATCACTCGCAAGTAACATCGGATATGTTCCTCGTTCAAGAACAGCAGCACTTGCACAGATCTCTTTCAACGTCAGTGTCGCAGATGGTGTATCATCTGTGTCATTACAGCCAGGTCTAGTGTGTACAGGTGATTTAAACGACACTAGCTTTACATTTTCAACTGTCGATACGATTACATCAACTGTATCAGACAACACTGCATCATTTAATAATGTAAATATCTATCAAGGTGTATATTTAACTCGAATATTTAAATTTGATAATTCACTTGATCAAAGGTTTTTACTTGAAAATCAAAATATTGATACATCCTCAGTTCGTGTGTCTGTTAGAAAAGAGGGAGATAATGGTATTGGTATAAAATATTCACTTGTAAATGATATCAATAATATCGATTCAAATTCACGAGTATTCTTTATTCGTGAAATACAGGATGAGAGATATGAGTTAATTTTCGGAGATGGCATCTTCGGTAAGAAATTAGGAACAGACTTGGACGATGATGGAGATATAATTACAGTTCAATATATAACCACCGATGGTGATGATGGAAATGGTGTTGAAAACTTCACATTTTCGGGAACATTTACAAATCAAAATGGCGGAATAATTACACCCAATAATACAGTTTCTATCAATACGATTCAATCCTCAGTAAATGGAACTGAAATCGAATCACTAAGTTCAATTAAGTATTATTCACCTTTTACGTACTCATCTCAAAATCGAGCTGTAACTTCAAGAGATTATGAAACGATCATAAAAAAAGTTTTTCCAAATACAGAGTCGGTATCTGTAATCGGAGGAGAAGAACTTGATCCACCAGAATTTGGAACAGTTAATATAAGTATTAAACCAAAAAATGGTAGTTTTGTTTCTGATTTTTCAAAAGATCTTATTTTATCAGAATTAAAAAAATATTCTGTTTCAGGAATAAATCAAAAAATAGTTGATCTTAAGATATTATATGTTGAAATTGCTTCTTCCGTATATTATAATAATTCACTAGTATCGTCATCATCAACATTAAAAACATCAGTAATTAATTCATTAAATGCATATGCAAACTCAGTTCAATTAAATCAATTTGGTGGAAGATTTAAATATAGTAAAGTTCTTCAGGTGATTGATAAAACTGACAATGCGATTACATCAAACATCACAAAAGTTATAATGAGGAGAGATTTGCAAGCTTCTACAAATCAGTTTGCACAATATGAATTGTGTTTTGGAAATCAATTCCACGTTAATACATCTGGATTCAATATAAAATCAACTGGGTTTTTCATTAGAGGTGAATCATCAATCGTGTACTTAACAGATGTACCAAACTCGGATTTACGAACAGGTGTTCTATCAATAGTTAAAGAAAATGTGACAGGTAACACAAGTGTATTCACCGTCGTAAAACCTGATGCTGGTATTGTTGATTATATTAAAGGAGAGATAATTCTCACCACAGTAAATATTACATCAACAGTTAAACCAAATAATATTATTGAGATACAAGCTTTCCCTGAATCTAATGATGTAGTAGGATTAAAAGATTTATACATCTCATTTAGTGTCGGAGATAGTACAATAAATATGGTTAGAGATGTAATATCATCTGGAGATGAAATATCAGGTGTTCAATTCACCAGAGATTTCTACACATCAAGTTACTCGAATGGATCATTAAAACGAGCATAATATGATAGGAACTGGAATTAATACTAGAATTAAAATTCAAGATGTTTTAACAAATCAACTTCCAAAATTTATTTTGGATGAGAGTCCTTATACGGTTGATTTTTTGAATCAATATTATATTTCTCAAGAGCATCAAGGTGCGCCAACCGATTTATCAGATAATTTAGATCAATATTTAAATTTTGATAATTTAACTCCAAATGTAATTCAAAATTCTACAACTTTAACTGGTATCACTACCATTGGTGCTAAAACAATTCATGTTGATAGCACAAAAGGATTTCCGAATCAATATGGTCTACTTAAAATTGATGATGAAATAATAACTTATACTGGAATTACAACTAATACATTTACAGGTTGTCAACGTGGGTTTAGTGGTATTACAAGCTATCATGATGAAAATGAAAAAGAAGATCTTGTTTTTTCCACATCTCAAGCTTCACCACATGATTCTGATTCTTCAGTAAAAAACTTAAGTGTTTTATTTTTAAAGGAATTTTATCAAAAAATAAAATCCACATTCACTCCAGGTTTAGAAAAAACTGAATTTACAGAAAATTTAAATGTAGGAAATTTTCTTAAAAATGCAAGAACATTTTATCAGACAAAGGGAACTGATGAATCTTTTAGAATTTTATTTAATGTTTTATATAATATTACCCCTAATATAATAAATCTAGAAGATAATTTAATAAAACCATCAACAGCAAAATATGTTAGATCAGATGTTGCCATAGCTGAAGTGATAAGTGGAGATCCTTTAAAATTAAAGGGGCAAACATTATATAAAAGTGATTTAGGTAATACAAATATTAATACCGCAGTTTCAGTAGTTGAACCTTTTACAAGAAATAATAAACAATATTTTAAATTTAATCTTTTTGTTGGATACGATAATGAATCAGATGTTTCCGAAGATTTTAAATTATTACCCTCTACAAAATGTTTAGAGAACGTATCAATTGGTGCATCAATAGTTAACGTAGATTCTACAATCGGATTTGGAACCACCGGAACTCTAACTACAGGTTTTACAACTTTTACGTATCAAAGTAAAAGTATAAATCAATTTTTTAATTGTTCAGGAATTAGTTCATCTATCAACAATACAGATACAATAAAATCAAGTTCAAATTATTATGGTTATGAAGATGGAGATATTTCAAAAAAAGTTGAACTTAATTTTACAGGTGTTTTAAAAGATTTTGAAACTTTAGGTGATATTGATGTTGAAGAAAATGATTCCATTTTTGTTCGAAATGTTGGAACTAAAATTATTAACCCATCAAGTAATAAATCATATAAGCAAATTTTTGCTAATTCATGGATATACAATACAAGCTCCACATATGAAATAGATGAGTTTTTAAGCAATTCATCTATAACATTAAATTCTGATGTAGATAGATCTAGTCTAAAAGTAGGTGATAAATTTGAATTGTTGAGATCAGGCACAAATGAAGTAGTATATCCAATCGAAGAATTAGGTGATAATATTCCATTCATAAATGCAATTGTTACAAGTAAGTCATTAAGTTTAGGAAATTTCAATTTCTCAAGAGATGAAAATCAAAAATATAAATTAAGAAGAAAAATTAATAAAGCATCAGCATCA